CGCCCAATCTAGGTCTTTTAGCCTGCGTTAAAACCTGCTCTTTTAATATTGGAATTTTAGACATTTGTTTCTTCACATTGTTATCGTAAAGGTTTTTTATCCTCTACTTCTTATAGTTTCCTATAAGGTCGGCGTACATTTTCATCTTTTTTAAGATGTTGGACACTCTTGGGTGGATTATATTTATTCACCACCTACGCTCTACGGTGCTAATTAGCCTTTCGCAATCTAATTAGTTACCTCGGTATTAGCTTGCTTAAATTAGATTATATCTTTTAGACTATTATATAACTAATTTAAGTTTAGCTTTCACCGATTTTGTCCAATTTCTTGTCGGCAAGTTATAAAAATATTTTAAAGTCTACCGACAATTTTTCTTGCGGCGTTTGCTTCTTTTAGTGAGAACCCGCAAATATTTTCATCCATTAGCATTTCCATTAACTGTTCCTGAGACGGTGGCACTCCATAAGATTGCTTGAAGTATGGCTCTAAAGTTTTTTGTTCTTCTTTTGTTAATCCAAAATCGGTCATCTCTTTATACCAAAGACTAATATCATTTTTAAAACGAACGTACTTATCCATTGGGTTTTCTCCGCCCTCTTCACCTGTCATTAATCTCATTAACCCATTCGCGTCCGCTAATTCTAGCACCGAGTTCGGTTGAATTTTCTTTGCGGCTTGCGCGCCAATATCAGAATCAAACTGGAAAACGTTTAATACAGAGTTGTTTCTTAAGGCTTCCCAAATCTTTTTATCTTCAATAGGAAGAACCTCTGGATGTAAATATTCATCATATATTTCTCTTAGTGTTTTATCTTTTGGGAGAACATCGTATTTTTGCATGAGAGATATCGTTTCGGTAATCTTATCTTGGACTTCGGTTACAAGGAAGTCGTACTTTGTCATCGGTTATTCTTATATTTCTATAAGCCCTGACTATATCTTACTTATCATTAATATGATAAGAACACTGTTTCGAAACACGTATCAATAGTGTCCCTACTCTCCTTTATGGAGATAGTCGATCGGCATTTATATTAAATCATTCTTTCCATGTTTTATTATTAATAATATTTCTAATTGAAGTAGGAGTTATTTGAGGGTATTTTTCATAAATCTCCTTATTACAAATTCCTTGATTATGTAATTTTCGTATTAAATGAACGTCTTCCCATGTTAATTTTGCACGCCCATTTAACTCTCCTTGCTTACCTAGTCCTGAATGGTAATGTTTTAGTTCTGATGTAAACACTTCTGGCATTACATATTTATATTTATTTCCAACATATATATTCCAAAAACTCCATTCATCTTCAAATATACTTTGAAATTTTTTAAAAGCATCTCTCCAATAGACTTTATTTTTATATAAATTTCTCAGCTCTACCACTTCATTATAAGTTAGCTTATTATTTGAAGTAAATTGATTAGAAAATTCTAAATTAAAAGGATATATTTGAGTATGTGGCTTTATATTTAAGTAAGTCTTATCTAAATATATTTGTTTAAAGGCATCATAACTAATTTTTTCAGAAAATTGCTCATACAGCACATATTCTGGAATATCTCGATGATCTTTTATATATTGAGCTTCTTCGTCCGTTAGATGAGAATTGCTATTCGACTCTCCAAATCTTTGAATCCCAGTGTTCATATTGAGACCGCCTTTTGCAACGTTGTATCCATTTGGAACTAAAGTATTTTTATCTTGAATTAGCTCTATTTCTTTAAGAGATGCGCCCTCTAAACTTAAATTATCGAATAGTAATTCAAATTTAAAATTTTCTACACCATATTTTTTAATAGCTTTACAAATAACCATATTAGGACTGTTACAATTTTTATGATTACTCCATCTTTTTTTATAGTCATTTGTAATACCTATATACATTTTATTGTTCACTAGATTTGTAATTTGATAAACATACATTTAACAATTCTCCTTTTTTTTATAAATCTTATTTTATTACCCTCATATCTAAGTAAGAATTGTAAAAGAATGATTTAATAATTTAGCCCGGTGATTGCCTTCAACTTTACTTGGTAAGGTTTCCCCGGCAGCTGCATAGGTATTTTTTACTTACATTATTTTTAATAACTGCCTATGCAACCCTGCTGATAAACAGTTAAATGTTTACAGGCTAGACTTCGTTAACCTGCCGCTTCCGCCATATGGAGATCGTATTGGGTAATGACCTCCCCCTTAGGCGTCCGCATGAAACAACCAAACTCATATGGATCTTCATCAAAAAGAATCACTCCAGAAGCATGACTACTTCTTTTATTAACTAAACCCTCAATACCCAATATAATTTGTATTAGCCCGGGATATTTATTAATTTCATTAATAAAAGTTTTTTGAGGCTTCCTTCCTTTTTCTTCATTTCCATAAAGAAGATCGTTTATAGACCATAAAAAACCTCTCTCAACAGGGACTAAAGATGAAATATAGTGCGATATATCGGTATCAATTCCATCTGGGTACTCTTCACTTCGGTATCCGCGGCAAGCTGTTTGAATCGCTGATTTTGCGCTTTCTGTTCCAAAAGTCGCTACTAATGTACAACCCAAATTTTCTCGAGATAAATTATCTATGCCGCTATAAAAATTTTCCCCGCGTTCTTGTTTTATCCGCCTCAAGCATTTTTCTCTCTTGCTTGGTGCCAAGTCAATATCAATATCTCCTATTTCAGTTCTTTCTTTATTTAAGTACCGATAAAAAGGTAAGTCCCATTGAATCGGATCTAATTGAGTTATCCCTAATAAATAATGATTAAGAGCTGAACAAGATGAACCTCTTCCCGCACCAACTGTACTGCCGCATTCCCAAAACATATTAATATAGTGCTGTAGTACAACAGGATAACGAAACATATTAGTTTCAAGTTTTTCACTAATAGTTTTCTTAATATCGGCTTCTTCTTCAAGTCGAGTCAAATATGTTTCATTGTGTAAGCCTAATTGCTCTAACTTAGTTTCACATTCATTTGCCCAATATCTTTCATATATATCATCTGAATTAAACATTTGAGTTAAAATAGGAAAGTTTTTAGCAAAATCGGCAATTCTTTCTTTTTTAGGGTAATCTTTAACTTCTACTTTTGGAATAGTTTGTTTATGTGCGATACTATAATTTTCAATTTTATTATAGATTTCATATGAATTATTTACTAATTCATCATAGTTTAATTCAGATGGCGCAATATTCTCTCTTATATCATTTTCATCTTGAAGATAAGCATACTCATAGAACGCATCGACTTCACGTTCTCCACCTTTTGAATTAAGATACGCTTTATGAACATATCTATCTTCTTTTTTAAGATAATGAGCATCTGAACCAAGAACCATTTTACAATTAAATGCGGCGGTCACAGATTTAAGACGTCTATTAACCGCAATCTGTTCTTTGGATTGACCCGGCGCACATTCAATATAAAAATCTTCTCCAAATAATTTTTTACACCATAAAATAAATTTTACAATATCATTATGTGCATCTGCAATTCCCGCTTCATCATTATGTTTTTCAGCTTTAATAAGATTTAAAACTTGTGAAGATACTTGCCCACCTAAACAAGCGGTTGTTGCAATTAAACTATTTGGATATTTATTTACAATTTCTTCAAGTTCATTATAAGTTGTTGGAACTCTTTCAAGGCCTCTATCCCAATAACTATTCATCCATGCTCTTGAAGATAATTCTCTTAATGCTCTAAAACCAATTTTATTTTTAGCAATTAAAATAAAATGATAATATTTTTGACCCTTTTCTCTATTGGGTGTTAAATAAATTTCATTACCTAATGCAACCTTAAAATCAGGATGCTCTTCTAAAATTTTCTGAGCATAAAAATTTGCTTGAGGTGCGCCCGAAAGACATTCATGATCTGTAAGACAATACCCACTAAGTCCAATCTCTATAGCTCTATCTGTAATGTCTTTGATTTTATTTATACTATCTAAAAGCCTTAAATTACTAAATTCAGAGTGAACATGGATTTCAAACCTTTTCATTCTAATCCCTCCCAGTGATAGCCGGAAAAAGTTTTTCTTTTTCCTTCCTCTTGTTTTTTAGTTAATATCATTATTCATGTTCTCCAATTGCTTCATCCAAAATTTGACAAAATCTCATAATATCTCTTCTTGCTTGTTTATAATAATATTCTTTAGGTTCTTGTTTAGAGTTTTTTATATAATCATATTCTGCCATTTGTTCTCTAGCTCTAATGTATCTATATACCAATGAA